CTGTTTTCACTCACTCCGCCGGACCTGCACTCACGCGACTGCGGCGAGTCACCGCCGCCGGATCCGGTGGGGTGAGTCGCCGGCCGCTGCTGGGGAGAACCAGGCCCCGGCTGTGGACCCCTCCGAAGCGGAGACTGACCCCGGCGACGTCCCGCGGGTACGCCTGCATCGCCTTCGCCGCATTGCTCGGGATCGAGCTGTTTCCGTGGCAAAAGTGGCTGCTGATCCACGCTCTCGAGCTCAATCCGGACGGTACGTACCGTTTCCGGGTTGTCATCGTGCTGGTCAGCCGGCAGAACGGCAAGACGACGCTGCTGAAGGTGCTCACCCTGTGGCGCATGCTCGAGGATGGCGCCCGGGTCGTGGTCGGTACGTCGACCAACGTCGAGTACGCGCGGGAGGCGTGGTCCGCGACTGTCGAATTGGCGGAAGGGCGCGACCTCCGGCTGGCCCGGGAGCGGGCGCTGACCGTCCTCGACGTCGACGAGCTCCCGGAAGAAGACGAGGACGACATTCTCCTGTACCTGCCGAAGCGGGAGCGGTGGGTGCAGTCGGTGAAGCGTGGGGCTCTGGATACGTCGCTGACGCTGCGACCGACCGGCGAGAAGGGCCGCGTCAGGCATCGGTACAAGATCGCGTCGGCGTCGCGGACCGGTGGCCGGTCGCTGTCGATCGATCTCGGGATCGCCGACGAGTTGCGTGAGCACCGGGCGAAGGGCGAGCTCACCGGGTGGGAGCCGTGGGCCGCGCTGGACGGCGCGACCACCGCCCGCCCGAACAGCCAGATCTACGGCCTGTCGAACGCCGGCGACCAGGGCAGCATCGTGCTGAACCACTTCCGGGAGTCCGGCGTCGCGTTCATCGAGACCGGCGAGGGCGACGACACCCTCGGCCTGTTCGAATGGTCGGCCGAGGAGGACTGCGACCTGCTCGACCGGCGCCAGTGGGCACAGGCCAACCCGGCGCTCGGGTACGGCGGGATCACCGAGGCGACGCTGCTGAGCAAGTCCAGGCTGCCGGCGGCCGTGTTCCGTACCGAGCACCTGTGCCAGGGCGTGCCGACGCTGAAGGCCGCCGTCGACAAGGCCGCGTGGCAGACCTCGATCGACCGGGCCGGCACACTCGACGGGCTGCGGTCGCGGACCGCGGTCTCCCTCGAGGTGAGCGAGGACCTGGAGCACGTGACGCTCATCGCGGCCGCGCGCCTCGACGACGGCCGCATCCGGTGCGAGGTGGTCGCCGCCTGGAAGTCACCCGACGAGGCCCGTAGGTCTGAGCCCGGCCGGCCGTCGTACAGCGACCTGATCAAGAAGATCCGGCCCCGCATGGTCGGCTGGTTCCCCGACGGCCCAGGCGCCGTGTTCGACGTCGAGCTCAGTACGGCCTACCCGAAGGACAAGGGCCGGATCCACGGCCGCCGGCTGGTCGGGACCGCGGTCACCAGCGCGTGCCAGGGCCTGGCCGAACAGGTTGGGGCCGCCCGGGTCCTGCACAGCGACGATCCGCTGCTGAACGCGCACGTCGTCTCGGCCAGCAAGCTGCAAGTCGGCGACGGCTGGCGGTTCATGCGCCGCGACGCCGGCCACGTTGACGCCGCCTACGCGCTCGCCGGCGCCGTCCACCTCGCACGGCAGATCCCGCGGATCCGCACACCGAAGGCCGCCGCGAGCGCCTAACCCCTTTAAGTCGATCGATTTACTGTACTTTTGGCCGCGTGGGGTTCCTGCGCAGGCGACGTAAGGCGAGCACGGCGATGAAGTCCGGGCAGCCGGGCCGGTCGTTCACACTTGACGTACCTCCGGAGATCAGCGGAGCCCTCGGGTTGATGGACATCTCCCCGCGTGTCTCGAGGCGCGAGGCGCTGCAGGTGCCGGCGGTGCTGGCTGGCCGGAACAGGATCTGTTCGACGCTCGCGAGTCTCCCGCTGAAACTGCACGGACCAGACCGGGCGATCCGGGATTGGCCGCTGTTCGCGCAGCCCGATCCGGACATGCCGCCGAGCGTGACCTGGGCGCTGACGTACGAGGACCTGCTGTTCGAGGCCGTGGCCTGGTGGCAGGTGATGGCCCGGAACGCCATCGGCTGGCCGACCGAGATCCGGCACGTCCCGACCACCTCGGTCAGCCCGCAGCCATTCCCGTGGCGCGGCCCGGCCGATGTGGTCACTCCGGACCTGCAGATCCCGGAGAACCCCACCGGCGTGTACGTCGACGGGGTGTTCGTGCCCAACCGCGACATCATCCGGTTCGACTCGCCGAACCCTCCGCTGCTGGTACACGCCGCCCGCGCGATCCGGACCTGTCTGCGCCTCGACACGACCGCGAACCAGTACGCGAACGAGCCGATCGGCATCGGCTACTTCAAGGCCAGCGACCCGAGCGTCGACCCGTTCGAGGACGAGGACGACCCCGAGGCCGCGGTCCAGGAGTACCTCGACAAATGGGCGGCCGGGCGGCGCCGGAACGCCTGGGGATGGGTGCCGCCTGGCGTCGAGCTCGGCGACGGTGTCGGGTTCAGCCCGCGCGACCTGCAGCTGGCCGACGCTCGGCAGCACGCCGTGCTCGAGATCGCCCGCGCGATGCTGCTCGATCCCGAGGACCTCGGGGTGTCGACCACGTCACGCACCTACGCGAACCGGGAAGACCGGCTGCGGGACTTCCTCAACATCACGCTCGGCGGCTACGTCTCGGCCGTGCAGGACCGGTTGTCGATGAAGGACGTGAGCCCGCGCGGGTCCTACGCCCGGATCAAGCTCGACGGGTTCCTGCGCAGCGACCTCATGACGCGGCTGAACGCGTACCAGCTCGGCCGTGAGGTCGGCGTGTACGACGACGAGCGCATCGCCGACCTCGAGGACATCCCGGACGCCACCCCGGAGACGCCGGCCGCGGCCCCTGCTCGGCCGACACTCGTCCCGACCCCGGACGCCCAGCAAGGCGGCCAGGTCGCATGACGATCGTCCCAGCAGACAGCCTGGTGGTCCCGGCCGGCCTCGACTTCGACCCGGCGACCGACCCGCAACGCCGCCGGCACCTGGTGCTGGCGATGCCTTGGGGCGCGCAGGTCGACCCGCGACACGTCGACTCCGGTGGCCACGTCCTGCGGCGCGGTGACGTGCTGGTCGACCGTGAGCTCGCCCGTCAGGGGTTCGTCAACGTCGACCACCGGCCCGGCACGGTCGGCCAGATCGTGGACGCGCTCGAGGACGAGACCGGCATCTGGGCAGTGGTCGACTTCACCGAAGAGGGCGAGCAGTTCTTCGCCGCCGGAAACGGCGATGTCAGCGCCGAGATCATCCAGCCCGGCCTGCGCTGGTACTTCGCCGGGCTGGCCCTGATCAGCCCCGACGAGACACCCGCGATCCCCGGATCCCGGGTCATTTTCAGCAACAAGCCGTACGCCACCTATGCCGTACGAACCATGGAGGTTCAGATGACGACAACGGCCCCCGAGGCCAAGCCCACCCAGGGAACGCCGCCGGCGGCCGACACGTCGACCGTCGACTTCCAGGCGTTCACCACCGCGCTCGCCGAGAAGATCGGTGACTCGCACAAGACCCTGACCGAGGGCCTGACCAAGTCCCTGTCCGACTCCGTCAGCGCGGCATTCAAGGCGGCGCTGGAGAACCTGCCGGCCCCGCAGGGCGAGCAGGGGCCGGGCGAGGTACGCGCCGCCCGGTTCCAGGTCACCCGCGAAGAGCCGGTCTACAGCTTCAACGGCATGGGTCACTCGCTGGTGCGTGACGCCTGGCATGCCCGGATGGAACACGACCACGAGGCGGCCGAGCGGATCAAGAAGTACCGGCTGCAGTCGGAGGAGGTCGCGAAGCTCGCCGCGCACGAGGTCGCGGCGCGGGCATTCACCGCGTCGTCCACGGCGAACTCCGGTCAGATCATCCCGCCGGGGTACCGGCCGGACCTATACGTGCCACAGCTGCAGCAGCAGCGGCCCCTGGTCGCGATGGCCAGCCAGGGTGTGATCGCGAACGCAACCCCGTTCACTGTGCCGGTATTCGCGTCGGTGACCGGTGCGACCGCCGACCACGTGGAAGGCACCAACCCCACGGATGGAACGTTGACGTTCGGGACAAAGACTGTCAGCCCGGGCGCGATCAGCGGCAAGCTGATCCTGACCCGCGAGATCGTCGACTCGTCCAACCCGGCGATCGATCAGATCGCGCTGGCGACGATGCGAGAGTCGTACTCGCAGCAGACCGAGGCGAAGGTCTACACGCTGCTGAACGGCGCTAACGGCGCCGGCGGGGTCATCACCAACGGTCTCGTGCCTTCGGGTGCGCAGGCGTCGACG